GCTGTCTCTAATGAGACGGGTAGAGTGTAACGAACTCTATTGAACATAACGTCAGGTAGTATCGAAGGACCTCTGGTGGTGAAAGAGCTCCTCGAAAACGATGCCGTAGTCATGGTTATCATGATCGGTGATGCGACCACCAACAAGTTTGCAGCTAACACTGCTGCTACTATCCGCACTTATGCTTCCATCAGCAAACAATTAGGTAAACCGGTTATCGTGCGTTACTACCAAAACTACGCCGATAAAGACTCTACTCCGGATAACATCAATAAAGCAATCGCTTACTCTATTACTGATTATCGTTTGCTCTTCAGTGGTAATATCCATGGTGTAGACTCTTCAGACCTGCGTCACTTCTTCCAGTACCACAAAGTGACCAATACTGAGCCTGGTTTGACTCTGATTTCTAACTTTGCTATCCAGAATCAAGATAAGAGCTCTCTGGATAAGACACTGGAGAAATCACTGGGCGACAACTACAACATCGTCTCCTTAATCTCTATTGATTCTGGTGACGGTTTGTCCCGTCAGCCTATCCCTTGTGACTTCCGTGTTGATGGTCAGGTGATTTACGCTTCCAATGTACCGGAAGAGAAACGCTCTTCTCTTTACTTCGTACTGACTGATAACTACTTCTTCCAGGTGATTAACAACCTCAATGAAGTGGTATCCAGCTACGAGAAGAAAGCCCGTGCTCGTGTCAACAACGTAATCAATACGTCTGATGCGGATAGCAATGGTTTGGTTCTCTAAGAATCGAGCGTAGAGCCTCGTATAGAGCGATTAAGAGCTAAGGGTATATAATCCCCTTACTTTTTATTTCATCGCAATATAGACGCAATCTAGATAGCCTACTGACGGTTTCTATAACCGTCAGTAGGTGTATCTTTCTACAAGGTCGTGTTTTTTATGAAAGAATACGGAATCTAGGTAGGTTCACTACCTGGGTTTAAAACGTATGTTGAGTGTATATGGATTGGAGTACAAATGAATGGAAACATTTACTATCGATTGGATATTGCTGCTGAAATCAGGAATATCTTCGATAGGATAGATACCTTAAAAGACAGGACGACTTATTCGGAAGCGATTTACAATCATCCCTATACCTTATCCTCCGTTAACTGGCTGTATAATGATGGGATTGATAAGGTGTTCAGCCAAGAGTATCTAGAATTAGAACTAGAAGTCGGATTAGAGAACTGGTTATTGGTACTAAACCATGTAATCTATCAGTGGTTGAAATCTAAAGGGTTAGATGTCGTTTACAATAAGTTTCTCAATATTGCACCGGTTTGGTCTTATTTAAGGCATGCGATGCTCAGCGAATACGATTTCCCTCCTTGGTATCCGAATAAAGCCTCGGAGGAAGTACTGGATAAAGCCATCCATGAAAATGGATTGAGTCAATTGTTCCCTAAAACATTCGAATTATTGAACCATGCTTATAAACTGGAACCTACTCCTTTCCCTTTTATTGAAAGCAAAAACATCAATAAAGATGGAATCAGTATTCCAGTAAGCATACACTTGGACCCATTGTTTCTCACGATTACATTTATCCACTAAGGAATCGATTCACCATGACCGCCATTAATGATGTTTATATACTAAGGACCAAAATCATTCTAGAAGAGATTGAAGACCTCATCAGCCAAACCCTACCTAACCACGAAAAGCAATTCCTGGGTAAGGGATTAGGATTTTACGATAGGGAGACTTATAAACAATTAGTTGTACCTGGTCGTAAATATATCTTAGGTGAAGAGCATGGTAGACGAGAAGTCGTTTATCAAGATGACATTTTCAATCAATTCGTTTCCAATACCGTCTATAGTGAAGCAGGTGAAGTACTCTACAGACCTAGCTACTATAGAAGCAAAGTATTGTTCGAAACCATCTGTTCTCCGGTTGCTTTGGATATCTTTATTAACTTTGCCTACATTTGTTTAAATAGAGAATTACCCAGTAACTACGGAGTAATGAGTAAGGACGATACGATTTATTATTTACTCACTCAGCACTATCCTGATTTAGAAGCTGTCTTAAAAGCCACCTTGGGTGAGATAAAAGGCAGCTTGTCTATCAATGAAATCATGACCGTTATTCCGTTTAGTATTACCTTAAATGAAATCTATATCCGAGTACAGGATTACGTAAAGACTTTGTTTAAAGGTAAAGAGAACCTAAACTACCATCAATTCACCGTTTATTACGATGGTTCTAGCTTATTGATTGGTGACTTAGGTGACTACCGGATAAACGAGTGGGAGCAGCTGAAGGAAATCGAACTAAATCATCGAGAAAAAGAAGCCAACGGGAAGTACTTTAATGAGCAATTCTCCTTGTTTGCTGATGAGAAAATCACCATTGCTTTCAATCATGACTTTGGTGTGTATTCCGATTCAGCAGAGGAGATAGGATACAGACTGTTGAAGGTGCTTAGTTCTAAATACCAATCGTGATGGAATACTATCAAGAAATCAATCAACAGTACGCTAAGGGACAGGTATTGCCCTTAGCGTACTTTAACCTTACTGATGTATATTGTTTTTTTAGTCAAGAAATGAGGAATAACCATGTGGAGATGGTGGACTTCTTGAATCTTGAATTAGACGGTATACATGACTTTTTTCTAGAATACCTACCAAAACTATTTGATTCTATCTGTACCGGTGACTCGGACGGCTATGTTTTGTTCTCTGAAAAGCTATTGGATTTAGGGATTGCCAATAACTTGGAAGTGACAGACAACATCATTAACAGAATGATTATTCTGCTTGATGATGTACTGTCCGGAATATCGGTATCGGATAAAACAAAGCTATTTATCAATGTAGTCGAAGAACAAGCTGTGTTTCCCATGGCTTTAGTGAACTACATTAATCTATAGCACAACACTTTAAACCGTGGATAAAGGAAAAATAAACTATGTTAGGCACCACTGAGGGGTTTAAACTTTCAATCCCTAACCCAGTACTGAAGATAGCTGATAATATCTTTAGATTAACCAATAAGAACATTTCCCCTACCGAAGTAGCATCCTTTCTCATGCGTAAGCTGGAATTGGGTAGAGATAGAGATTCTATTCTCTTGGCTCAAGAAGCTTGCGACTACATCATGTTCTCAGACGGCTTTATTGTAGATTTACCTGCATACGAATCTACTCCTCTGTTTCGCCAACTCTATACTGAGAACATCAAACTCATCACTGAGTGTTTCGACCTATTACGTCCTTACACCATCGATTCCTATTTCAACGGTATCGTAGACCAACAAATGTTGTTTTATCGGACACGTTTAAATGTGGTCTACTGATGCTGATCTAATTGAGTATTACATCAACCTACCTGAGAAGTTCCTAGTAAGAGATGGCGATTTTGTCTATCGTAGCTTTAGAGACATTATTTACCTTGTACCTAACATTACTCCACCTGAGTTCTTCCTGTTTATACAAGAGGTAAATAAAGTATTCTGTTTCTACGATTTGGATAGCCACCCTACCAGTTACTTACAGGTAGGTGGTGAAATCGACTTTCATTCTGCTTTCCCTTCTAGAGAATTAGACGAACTGGTAATAGAGAGACTAAGCATCATTGCTTATAATCTCATTTACTCTTTGTTAGTCACGATTCGCTCTTTCAATCTGTACTTACCTAGATTACCTAATATAGATTATCGATTAAGACCCAAAACGAGAATATGCTATCGAATTGGGGACTTTAATCTAGAGGAAGGTATGATTATTCTATACAAGGTCAATCCATGGGAGTATTGATTTACTCGCAATTACAGGAGTGTGTTAAATGTCTAATTCTTTTGTAGTAGGTAAGGTCTATTCCTTCGATACCTACGCCCCTGATGTATTGTCTACTCGCATTATCAATGCTAAATGCTTGGCTATTCTCAATGCCCAAAATGCGATTGCCAATGGTTTGGATGTGATTTCATTCCACGAGAGAATGAGACCACATCTACCTAGTGGCCACAATGACGATCCATTAACCATGACCTATGTTAAGTTACTCAACAGTGCTGGGACAGAAACTATCTTCGCTCTAGACTGGATTAACTTGACTACACTAGTGGAAACCCAAGCTAACCGCATTGTGATTACTTTGGATAATGTCTCGATTGAAGACATGGAGGTACTGCGTAAAGCCATTACTTCTAGAGGTTACACCAACATCTCCATGGTGCTCACTGAGGTGTAGTAAGCACTACTACTATGATAGTAGTTACAAATTACTAACCAGTTTGTTCATCTGTTACATTGAGTAGCTGGATAATACACAGTAGTTGAGAGTGATGCCAAGGCAGGGCTCTGTGTATTAGTAATTCTCTTATACTTATTTCGAGTCCTCGTGACTTCATTGTCTCTGTAGACGTAGAGGTAACCATCACACCGCCCCAGGTGGCGATTGCATCCTTAGCCTCCTTTACTTGTCTCGACTCGAAATACTTATAGAGGAGTGAACAAAATCACTCTCACTTTCATGATGGTTTCCTTATGTGTTGGTTGTGCAGACGATTTCCTCCTATTCCTCTTGTGCGGGGAATAGGAGGAATAGTCTTAGTTTACGACACTTTTTATACTGAACTATGAAGAGTACCTACTCTTTCTGAATTTAAATATATTTAAACTCATTCATTAAAAGGTATTTTACCATGGCAAATAAACTTCCAGTCTATTTGAAAGGTGATGTGAAAAACGCGGATACCTTCGTTAAAAACCTGAAGCAGATTTACAACGATGAATCCATTAAACACACCGAAAAAAATGAAACTTTGGTGGCTGGCCATAAACTGAGCTATCAGGAAGCCCCGTCTTCTCCTGCTCCGTCTTATGTACCTGCTCGTGATACCCGTTACGACTTCCCTTATCCTCAAGAGGAAGCTCCTCAGGTACCTCCTCCTGGTCATTCTGAAGGAGGTAGTGAGAGCGAGCAAGGTGGTCGTGCCCGTGGTGGTCGAGGCGGTCGTGCACAAGAAGGTGGTTCGCCCCCTGCTCAGCCTCCGAGCGGCAGCCCCCAGCAATAATCCCTCTCTCTGGTTTCACTAGTGTAGAGGGATTATAGGTCCTGATTGATAGCTCGTCTAGTAAACTAGACTCACTCAGTACCTTACTAATAAGAAATACATTCTCTCCTACTGCTCTTTTTAGGGTGGTAGGAGAGGTGTACTTTTTCATTTAGCAATAAGTCGAATCGATTTCGTATTTCTGATTAATCAATCGACAGGAGTTCACGATACAATGGAATATCGAGGTCTTGACTTAACTGAGAATGTCTTTATATTAAAACCAGAACAATACACCAGACATTTAAACCCTATTGGTCAGTACATTGATCAACAGGCTCAGTTTCTCTCCATTATGCGTAATTATCCATTGGACAAAGCACGTCAGTGGGTAATGAAAAACATTCGTAAAGACGGTAAGTTTCCCTTACGTAATCCTAAGGTGATTTACGTACACAAAGACGAGAATGACGATAGGGTAAAAGGAGAAACCACACTAGTTCATTACTTAAAGGATGCATTTGCCAATGATGAAATCATGGCCGCTACCTTTACTACCTTCTTGCCCCACAAGGTAAAACTCTCTTATCTATCCGAATACGTAGACGTTAAGAAACCAGAAAGAAGTAAACTCAAGAAACGCCAGTTCCAGATGAAGCAAGAAGGCAACTTTGTAGCCATGGCGTTTGCTAATAACGGGCAGAATAATATTAAGCGAAACTTGAATAGTATTTCAGGGGCTTCCTCTTTAGCCTCTACTGCTATTTACCTGGCTTCTATGCATCCGGTATTGACGTCTAATTGCCGAATGACTTCTGGATATGCTAATGCCAATAATGAAAAGCTATTAGGCGGTAATCGCCATTACCACAATGCGGATATCACGATTAATAACCTAGTAGCACTAACAACCAATATCGATGTAGAGAACATAAGACAGATACTGGATAAGTATCATCTCTACGTACCCAATACAGAAGAGCTATTCGAATACATTCTAAACTCTACTCGATTGTATTGGCGCTGGCCTGAAAAGGAAAACCTGATTAAGGAGTTTATCAGTAAGTGTAGCCGTGAACAGAGAGCCGCTATTGCCTTCATTTACGACTTAAATGCTTTACGTATCTACAATGAATCGTTTACTCGAGACTTTATTGGTGGTTTAGCTAGGAAATGCAATCCGATTGAAGGCATGACGATTGAAGAAGCACAAGCTATTTTCAATAAATCTCTAGAAGAGATTAAGCTCGTAGCCATCCAGATTTGTTCGGATGAAGTAAAAGGATTAAAGGAATCCCAGTATATTAGTACAGAAACCATTCTAAAGATTACTGCTTCTATTATCAACATCTACGAAGTCTTTTCTAAGTATAAGGATTACATCCAAACCTTCTTAAGGTCTTCTCACCTACCAGGTTCATTAGCTCAATTCCCCAGTAGTTTAAGGAAGATTGTATTGATGTCAGACACTGACTCCTCTATCTTTACGACTAAACACTGGACTAACTGGTTTTGTGAAAACAAGAGAACCAAAGAGAAAGCTACTCCTGTATTTGCTACCATGGTTATGCTCTCTAGCTTAACACTGAAACACCTATTAGCCATTATGTCAGGTAACCTAGGGGTAGAGACCAAACGTATCTTTACAATCGCCATGAAGAATGAATTCGGTATGCCTACTCTAGTGAATCTAAACCGTACTAAACACTACATTTATACGGTAGATTATCAGGAAGGTAACGTATACAAGGAAATGTCTTTGGATAAGAAAGGAGTCCATCTAAGGAACTCTAACTCTCCACAAGAGATTATTGAACATGCTGAAGACATCATGAAAAGACTCTTCTATCTTTACAATGAAGATAATAAGAAGATTAAGGTAATCGACTTATTAAGAGAAGTAGGTGATGTAGAAAGAGACATTTACAAGAATGTAAGAGAAGGTGGGATTAAGTACTTTAGACGAGCCCAGATTAAGAATCCTGAATCGTATAAGGATACTCCTGATAGAGAATCTCCTTATGTTCATTACTTATTCTGGAATGCCACATTCGGTAAGTACTATGGTGAAGTGAGTGAACCGCCTTATTCAGCAGTGAATGTGAAATTGGATATCAATTCAGCTAAAGCGACTGAAGATTGGTTAGCTAGCTTTGAAAATCAAGACTTAGCTAATGCTATTCGTGAGAATCTAAAACAACGTGGTAAGGATAAGGTAAGTAGCGTATCTGTACCTATGGAATTGTTTTTAGAGAAACCCCTACCTAAAGAGATAGTAGGCCATGTCGCTATACGAGAGCTGATAGCCAATATCTGTTCTCCTTACTACATTGCCTTTGAAGCAGTAGGTCTATTCTACTTAGACAAAAACAACTCTAAACTGATTAGTGATTTCTACTGATTCTTAGTAGAAACAGCGTTACTACGCTAGTAGTATAAGCCACTTTTATTAAAACACTAATAGCACTATACTCCTTACTACCCGATAAAGGTAGTAAGGAGTATAGCTTACTTTACATCTATATTATTAAACTGCAGAAGAGAGGTTCTTTTGTCTGTTAGGTAACTAACAGTTCTTCAACCTATTTAACATGGAGGTAACTCTTATGTTAAGTGATAAACAAGTGATACTCTTGAAGGGAGTACTCTTAATCCTAGTCACATTAGGATTGAATACTCTTATCAATTACACTCAGGACGTATCGCTGTTCTTCATTAGCTATATTGAGATGCCTTCCTTGGTAAGTATCTTAACGATGCTTGTTAAGGGAGTATCTTATATAGTGAAAGGCGTTGTGTTCTTCTACAGCGCTATCTTCATGTCAGGATTGATGGGTCAGTACGATAATCTTGACTGATAACTAAAACAAGGGTAGCCTTATCTTCATAGCTAGGGCTACCCTTTCGCTCTAATAAGGAGGTTTCTTCATGTTAGCTCGTCTACTGGAACTATTCAATATCCATTTCAAAAAGAACACTAAAATCGTTATGCTTTGTATAGAGGGTCTCTTAGCCACTATTTCATTTTGTCGCCAAATCATGGAACTTAGGCCAGAAGGTGTATTTGGCTATTATGCTGTCACTATACTCGGTATTCTGTTTATCGCCTGTTACTTAGGTGCTATAGGATACAATATCCATGAAGTCATTAAGGACAGGTCCTTTATGGATACCTACGGTGACGTATTCGATGCTCTTCTTAAGTAATCTAACAAGAGTAATACAGTACTCTCTACTACCCAAATGAGGGTAGTAGAGAGTCTATCTTTCAATACATGTTTTTTAAATACTCAATCTCTTCAGTGTAATAGGGTTTCAATTCGGCTATCTTGTAGTCATTGAATACCTTGCCATTGATTACCTGCTGTAATTCGTATTTCATTCTCACCACGTATTCTTTATTCACTAACCTATCTTCTCTAGCTGGAGTCATTAAACAGTGTTTAATAAAACGACTACAAGCTAACAGATATACCCACTTGTTATTGCGAGTAAGAAAGGTTTGTGGTGTATCGTTAAAGTCACGAGCACTAACATCATCTACACCTATAATGTTATCGCAATAGGTTTGGATATTAAAGCTGTTCTTACGACACAATTCAAATACCGATTTAATGTTGTCTTCTGCTTCTCTAAAGTTATTATTGATGTAGAAAGAGGTTCCTACGTAATCAATTGTCTTAGGCATGAATTCATCAGTCATTAGGCAATGCTGGTTGATAATCACCTGATTGAAGTGAGAAGCTAAAGCATTAGGCAATACCACCATACCTAAGAAGTAACCCACATCAGGCACTTCATGGCTAGGATTGACCATCTTAATCTTCTTGTGGTGTCTATACCAGGCTAGGTACTGCATGTGCAATAGATTAATATCGATTTCGATAATACTTAGTCCTGGAGACTCTACGTAGTTCTTGTGGGTCAATAGGTTAAAACTAAAGTGTGTTTGGTTGTGTCTCAGTATCCTCACCGGAGCCATTTCACTCCAGTTGCTTTTAATATTCTCCCACTTCCAGTTATTGTCTACTTGCACAATAACCTCAGTTGAGTTGATACCGTAGAAATTACCGTAAAATAGTTTTCCTATTGCCCTATCTGATGTGAAACCAAAAGCATTACCGTGCTTAAATGCTCGGTTGTATATGTAGGTTTCTACGTATTCATCCGGTAGTGCCTTAGGCATACCGAAGGATTGAATGAGTTTATAGAGGACGTGATTGGATTGTACGTAGTAATAGTTATTGCGATACCAATTCAATGCCCTTTGTAGTCTTCTGTCCAATAGTCGATTAGCAAACCCTAGTTTATATAACCTAGGATTCTGAAAACGGCTCTTTATACCAATTAAGTTAAACATGTTGTATAGTAACCTAAATTATATAGAAAATGGAGGGATTTTAGTCATATGCTTTTTGCACCCTTTTACCGAATAAGAAAGTTTATCAGGTGCTAGGTGGTATATATGATGAAAATCACTATTGTCTCTTCCTAAACCGAAGAGACCCAATGGGAGAGAATATCTCTCGCTTTTGAAACAGTCTACTTTACCCCTATTTTAGCCTCTACTCTTTCATTAGGGTGGAGGTCTATACTACAGTATGTTTTCTCTATACTGTAGGCTAGTTTGATATAGAGACGTATTCCAAAGGAATACGCTCTGCAGCGACTAGACCTCTGGTCTA